AGAATTTTGTCAGGTCAGGTTGGAGATGAGGTTGTAAGAAACATAGCTATTAAACAGTCTGAGGCATACTATAAAGCTTTAGCTGACGTATTGTTCGACCCAGATGCAAGTAAATCTATAGACGAGGCGTATAACTATTTATCTGGTCTTGAGTATTTTGGAAAGCAAGCAGGTGCTAGGGCTATCGGTGAGGGCGTAGAAGCAATCACTGAAGAGTCACAAAGACCATACGAGGGTCAAGCACTAGAGAGAGAAATGGAGAGAAGGGATGCAGAAAAAGAAAATCTCTCTACACAAATCGATAACGCACTAAACACTTTCACACCATCAGACATACCCATAGTGACACCTGCAACTGCGGTAACACCTGAGTCTATGATTTCAGAAACTATATTGCCTAACCCTAAAGATAGAGAGTTAGCTGAAAGGTTGATGAATAAAAGTGGGATTGGTGGCTTAAGTTAGTCTTCTTCTTTTATAACTTCTTTGTGGTTGTTCTCAACCATTAATCGTATTTGGTCAATCTTTTTTCTTCTTTCTGAGCTACAAATTTCTTCAAGCATTTTGTATGTTTCTAAGTCAACTGTAAGCGTTCTGTAACCCTTATTGTAATCACCCATGTAAAACTCCGTAATTGGTTGCTGTTAATTATAACTTAATGTAATATATTTTAACACCATGAAATCAATTCACAACATAAAAATTCCATTATCTACTGATAGAGATATCAAGAAGATTAAGCGACAAACTAAAAAACCAATCAGTCATGGTAACAAAGTCTGGAACTCTTCTATTACTATCATAGATTTTTTATCACGCTATAACTTATCTCAAGTCAAAACAGCAGTCGACATTGGTTGTGGTTGGGGTGTGGTCTTGGCTTACTTACAGAAGCAGGGCATTGATTGTGGTGGCATAGACATAGATGTAAACACCAAACCTTTTGTTGATGTGGTTAATAAATATAACAAGACAAGCGTTGAAGTCTTATATATGGATTACAAAGATTTACCTGAAGCTGTCTTTGAAAAGATAGATTTAATTATTGGTTGTGACATTTGTTATTGGGAGCAACACGTTGGCAACATAAAAAAGTTAGTCAAACAAGCCAAGTGTCCAATACTAATTGCAGACCCCGGCAGAGATACATTCTGGGACCTTACCAAAAAAGTAAAAGGCAATTTGCATGAGATAGTATTGAAAAAACCTAGGTCGGTAAGAGGTTATGTCTATGAAATACTGCCATAAAAATAATGTAAATAAAGTGTTGAAAAGTGTTGATAATAAATGTTAGCTGTGTATAATATAGGTATATCAAATAAATAGGAGAAATGATATGAAACACACAGCAAAAAAAATAGAAGCAGGACTCTATGAGTACAGAGGTTTTGTTATTGAAAACATGCAACTAAGAGCAGAGTGTCCGTGGGCTAATTGGAGCTTTGGACCTAAAGCTGATGGTGGTGTATATGCTACAGAGTACCACGACAGTACAAATACATTAGCAGAAGCAAAAGAACTAATTGATAGAGCATATTACGGGAAGGTGGCGTAATGATAAAAATATACCACGCAACAGAGTTCGGTAACAACGAGAAGCCATACAAGCATGTGGCGGATGTAGATACAGATTCAATCAGCAAAGCTTTTGGAGCAACGCAGAACGGCGATGAGTCTTGGTCAGAGCATGGACACAGAAGTACATCAAGTGGTGACGTGTTAGTTCAGGACGGCGTAGCATACTTCTTGGTACCAATGGGTAACGGACGTGACGGTGAGAAGTTTTACACTAATTGGGGTGACACAGAGGTAATCAATAATTTTGACGCTGATGGTTTCATCTATCAAGGTGCGTTTAAAGTTTACGGCAAAGGGGAGGTAGCGTAATGACAAAATCAGAATTTAATTCAATTGACCACACAAAAATATGGTTATGGAAAGTAGAAAAAGAAATGCGACAAATGCATCAACCTTGCTCTATGTGGAATGATGCAAGATATGAGCATCTAGCCTGTCTTGCTAATGAGATGCGTGAGAAGGGTGTTAAGTTCTTAAGGGTAGCGTAATGATAAAAGCTTTCTTTCAAAGATTGGACCGTTGGATTGATAACACATGGCGAGAGTTATATGCTTTCGTCATGTATAGAATCGACAGCAAAAAGGACGAGGTAGATATCGATTGGCTGAACATGGCTAATGATATTAAGGAGAACAATAACCATGAGAGATGACGAGAAAATGTATTGGACCTCAGTCTTTGCGTTGCTTACATGTGGCATGGTTATCTATATAATGGGAGTATTATGAGTAGGATTGATAGAAGAAAGATACCACCACATCTACGCCACTTAGAAGAGTGGAAAATTAGAGCATTATTTTATTTATTCAGAGGGAGATAAGTCATGTCATTATTCAAAAAGAAAGGTGAGGATGTCTTGCAGAACGCAAGCAGACTTACAGGTGAAGAGATTATAGAAACCTATGCAAGATTAAACTTGTATCAAAAGGCAGCATTGCTGAGGTTGTTGGTTCGTGATGTAATATTCAAAGTCAACAACGAAGAGGTCAGTGGGTTAAACTTTACTGATATCAAGGTGGATGGTGCAATTATTATTGCGGAGGAAAACAGTTAAAATCACAGCTCATTCCATAAGCATGTGATGAAGGTGCGACACATAGTTCTTTTTTTTATTCATAATATTTCCGGCTATGTGTTGTACTTTCTTTTATAAGATTTTATACCCACAGCGAACATAGTCTTCGCAGTATCATTTGGAAGGTCATGCCAAGCAGCAGCAATGAGTTTATTTGGCAAATTAAACATACGAGCAGGTAAGTAACTTACAGCCAAGTGCAAGATACAATCGATACGTTGTTGGTTGGTAAAGCCTTCAGACTTTAAGAAGTCTTCTCGTTCTGCTTGGGTGTTGTATTGAGCAGCCTGTTCTGCCCAATACATGTGGTCGTGTTCTGGTGCTTTCACAAGCAGGGTCTGAGCTTGAGTAATCCTTGGTGGGGGGGACTTATGGGACTCAAGCTCTTCTCCTTACAAATCACTAATACCTATCTCAATGATTTTGTTGTGCAAGTTAAAAGGTGTATAGATACCTGTTTGCTCACAAAACTTCATCTGGTCGATAGCTTTCTCGTTCAAAGCTCTGCCGTATTCAATGGCTTCATCGCTTAACTCATAGACAGCATAAGGATAAGGATGCTGTTTGGATATGGCTAGAAAGTGGAACCTGTCTACCTCAGTCATACCTGCAGAAGCTGCAGCATCAAGATAAAAAGCGGCCTGTTGATGATAACCATAAGACTTAATGGCTTGTTTGAAACCTTTTGGACTAGCGTCACGGCAGGTCTTTAGGTCTACTATCACATTGTTTTGTATCATATCAAACCGGGCTTTACAGCGATTGCCGTAATAATCAAAAACAATACTAACCTCAGTAGAGTCTTTGGCTTGTGGTCTAAAGGCATCTAGGACCTCAACTCTCTCTTGACATGCATCGTATAAGTCTTGGGTTACGACACTTCTATCGCCAACTGAGGCAAGGAAGTCTTCGTATTCAGCCTTACCAGCTTTGGTTCTTCTATCTACCTTTGGTGCAACCACAAACTCATCGTGAAAGACGTGTGGTTCTAAAAATAAACAATGTTGCAATCTACCCTCAACAAAGAATGAAGCTTCGCTATCTGGCTTTTCTTCATACTTCCAAGTGTAAGGGTCTTTGGTAAAAGATGTCAGGTCGTGTGACCTAATAGCATCTAATTCGTTGTACTGAGAAAAAGGCATGTCTTGGTACACGCCTTCTTTGATTTCTGTTTTCGTTTTTAATTCAACTATATTATTCATAAGTAAAGAAGGCTGTCAGATTCACAATAAATAGGAGTCCATAAAAAATATGAAAAATGGCGAACCCAACAGCCAAATTGTTAAAAGGGTAAGTCGTCTTCTTTAAGCTCTTCAGGAGAAGGGAACATCTTATCTTTCTCTTCACTCAAAGACTCTAAGGATTCAAAGTCACCGCTTGGTTGTTCTGCTGCTTTTTTGCTGTCTCTTGCTTTTACTTCAAAAGACTCATCAATTTTTGTTTGGACCCACGCAGGTAAATCTACCCAAAGTCCAATCATGTCTTTGTTGCCTGCAACGTATTCATCAATATCAAAAGCAATCTGCTCGTTGACTGTCGGTGCTTTCTTCGCACCACCGTCAGGGCTGTAAACAGCTACCACTTTGGATTTGCCGGTGCTAGTCTCACCGATATCTAAATCACAAGTCACACCAAGAATGTTGGTCAAGTCAAAGCCGCCTAACTCTTCTTGGGTAAATTGTTTTTTACGCCATGCACATAAGTCTTTGTAAAGTGCTGACTTTTCATTTAAAGAAAGCGTGTATTGTTTCATGATAGAAAAAGGTTGACCGTCTTCCATCTTGGCATCGTTCAGCTCCCAATAAATAAAAATGCTGTGTCGTTTTTTGGATTCTCCCTCAAAGGTTTCTTCATGTGTTCCCACATCAACAAGCCTGTAACAGGTTGCATTGTGCATACCTTTGGGTGCTTGTTCGAAGGTTCCTCCACCTGATTCACTAATTGTTAGTGCCATAATTATCTCCTGTAATAAAAAATATTTATAAAGTTCTTGTTATCTCCCTCACATTATTCTATATTGTAAGGTATTCAATAGAACATAATATAGAATAAAAGATGAGAGAGCAAGTATGGGAATAAAAAATGTACAGGGCAATAACAAAGATTTATCAAAACCACTCACAACAGATGCAATACATAGGTTTGAGAGGTTCTTAGAAAACCACGGATTAGAACGCAAAGACCCGGTAGAAATCAATCCGGTTAAACCACAAAGAGCCTACACGGTTATAAACAACAAACGAGCCTTATCTGGCTACTATGCTTTTTATGACAACTACGGCACACCTGTTGGATTCGCGTCTGATTATCGAACAGGACAGACGCACAACTTTAAAATGACAGGGGTTAAGGCAGGAAAGATAGACACAGAAGCCTTAGCACGATTTAAAGAAGAAGCACGATTAGACCAAGAACAAAAGTGGCTGAAGGTATCCGAAAAAGCCAAGATGATTTGGGATGTGGCACTGCCCTGCGACTCTCGTCCGTACTTACTTAGTAGGGGTGTTGCATCCCATTCTTTACGAGAATACAAGGGTAAGTTGATTATCCCAATCATGGATGAGACAGGTAAGCTGTGGAGCCTGCAGATGATTGATACCAATGGCGGTAAGCGATTTCTTAGTGGTGGTAAGACAGGCGGTTGTTTCTTTATAGTAGGAACTAAACTGTTAAAAGAAGCCACAAAGGTTGGTATAGGCGAAGGCTACGCAACTTGTATGACAATTTACGAACAAAAACAGATACCGATGATAGTTTGCTTCAACGCAGGCAACATGCTTAGCGTATCGAAGAAGTTGTCAGATGCATTGCCGAATAAAGAATTTATTATCTATGCAGACAACGATGAGAACGATGTTGGTAAAGATAAAGCTATCGCTGCAGCACAGGTTACTAACGCAGAGGTCGTCATGCCAGAAGAAGAAGGCATGGACTTTAACGACCAAGTGGCTATGACAGGAGAATTGATAGAAAAGCGTGTAGCAGTGCCAGAGTTGGTAGAGTTTGAGAAAACATCTAATGGCAGGATTATGGCTACCACAGACAACTATCAAGCTCTTATGGGCAGTCATGGTATAAATTGTTATTACGATGTTATTAAGAAACGCATCGACATAGAGATACCAAACTTCAAACCGATTAGCGATTTAAAAGATGAAGCACTCTTGGTAGAATTAGAGAACTTATGTATCAAGAACTTTGTACCGCATCAACGAGTCAGAGACGCAATGAAGATAATAGCCAAAGAAGTCAACCCGGTAGCAACATGGATAGACAGCAAGCCTTGGGACGGTGTCAGTAGAGTCGATGACTTCTGCAACACGGTCAAGAGCAAGGACGTTACCTTGAAGAACATGTTGATGAAGAAGTGGTTGCTTTCATGTGTGGCCGCTGCTTTTGAGGAAGGTGGCGTGGCATTAGAAGGACTATTAGTGTTCCAAGGGTCACAGGGATTAGGGAAGACGCTGTGGTTTAAGCGGTTGGCGGACTTCAACAAAGGTTGGCTTTGTGAAGGTGCAACGCTTGACCCTAAGGATAAAGACTCAGTAAAGAAAGCAGTCAGTCATTGGATAGTAGAGCTAGGAGAGTTGGAGTCTACCTTTAAGAAAGCAGACATCAATCAATTGAAGGCCTTTATCACATCAAGGTCTGATGAAATGCGTTTGCCCTATGACAGAAGCTTTACCAATTATCAAAGACGCACAGCTTTCTTTGCATCGGTCAATGAGCCTGAGTTCTTAATGGACGGTAGTGGTAACAGAAGGTTTTGGTGTATCAAGGTTACAGATATCGACCCACACCACGGCATCGACATGCAACAGATGTGGGCTGAGGTAAAGGCAACACTCTATCAGCCGGGTGTAAAGAATTGGTATCTAACCAAAGAAGAACGAGAGATGCTCCAAGAGTCTAACGAGGGATTCAGGACTCAGGGTGCTGTCGAAGACTTGTTATTGCAACATGTAGACTTTGATGCACTAGATACAGAGAAGATAGCATGGCAACTCACTGCTTTATTACGAGCATTGGGTATACGCAACCCACGCAACATAGACTTTAAGGATGCAAGTAGAGTATTAACAGACCATGGCATAGAGCCTAGGAAAACAAACGGTAAGAAGGTGTATGATGTCAGCTTGGTGGACTTACCAGAAGATAAATCAGTATGGGAGGAATCACCATTTTGATGAACAACAATTTACCAAATAAAAAGTATAGAATTATATATGCAGACCCACCATGGAGCTTTAGTAGCAAAGAACTACAAAAATATAATGGTGTGCGTTTTACAAGCATGGATAAACACTATCCCACGCAATCGAAAGATTGGATAAAAAATTTACCTGTCAAAGATATTGCTGAAGATGAATCAGCTTTATTTTTGTGGACGACAGACGCACACATAAAAGAAGCAATAGAAACAATAGAATCGTGGGGTTTTAAGTATGTCACGGTAGCTTTTGTTTGGGAAAAGAAAACAAAGACAGGTAAAACTGTAGCTAATCTTGGTGCTTGGACAATGAAAAACTATGAAATATGTTTGCTTGGCACCAAGGGTGCAATGCTTAAGCATAAAAAGGTAAATAATATTTATCAAAAGGTTGAAGAAGAAAGAACTAAACACAGCAAAAAACCTTATAAGGTAAGGAAGAACATAGAAAAACTATTTGGTGAACAAACACGCATCGAACTGTTTGCAAGAGAAAAGGTAGATGGTTGGGATGTTTGGGGTAATGAAGTATGAGGCCACAATCAGCAAAACAAAAGGGTAGGTTATTACAGCAGAAGTTCAGGCAGATGCTGGTGGACCTACTAGGATTAGATGAAGAAGATTTAGAGAGCAGACCTATGGGTTCTCAGGGTGAAGATATCATCATGGGCAAACAATCGAGGGATAAGTTTCCCTACAGCATTGAATGTAAGAATCAGGAAAGCTTGAATGTGTGGAAGTCGTATGACCAAGCACAGACGAATTGCAAGGGCTATGAGCCTTTGTTGGTTATTAAACGCAACAGAAGTAAGGTGTTAGTTGTCTTGGATGCAGAGTATTTTGTAAAGCTGCATGCAGACTCGCACGTTGACACAAATTGCTAAGGGTAGGGTAGGGTATGGCAAATTGGTCAACATTTGGTGTTTATGTGTTGGGCTTAAGGGATAGGGTATGGCAAGGAGAGACCAATACCCTGTTCCTTACCCTGACCGTGAGACCCCATTGTTACGCTGTTTAGGTATATATTAGGGTATAGTGTATAGTATATATAATAATAATATTATTAAGTATATATAGGTGTAGGTATACATATATAGTATGGCTTATATATAACAATATAGTATTAGGGAACGCATACCCTCTACCCTGCACCCTGTTGGATATGATATAAGGATTAGATATGGCAAAAAAATATATACATGTAAATCAGCACAAAATAAAAGCAAATTTAAAAAACGGTACGAATGAACCAGTAATAACAATAAAAGAAGGAAGAACAAATACTTATTGTCATGAAGTAAAAATATTAGGCGAATCTATAGTCAGGTATGGAGGCAACAATAAGCCAATACTTCCTTGTGGAGCAAGGGTTGTGATAGAAACTGAAGCACCCTATGTAATAGTAGAACCAAACGATTATGTAAAATGTGAGCTAACAAATGGCTGAAAATAAAAAAAAGAAAAGGAAGAAAGCACCTGATAAACCATTGGTTAATAGGCCAAGTGCGTTTGAGTCAGACCCGGAGTTTGAGCTAACAGATATGCAGTCAGCCTTTGTGTGGCATTATGTCAATGACAATTGCACACAGACCGAGGCGGCTAGAAGAGCAGGCTTCGAGTTCCCAGCCCAAGCAGCTACTAGATTCTTGAACGGTAAGGACTATCCAAATGTCCTTAAAGCCATCAAGGTTGGTAAAGAAGAGCTTGCACATAAGTATGCGATTACTCCAGAGAAGACAGCGAAGATGCTATGGCAGATTAGTGAAGAAGCCTATAACAAAGGACAGTTCAATGCATCGGTATCAGCATTGCGTGAGTTAAATGAACTAGCAGGTCTGAAGATAAAGAAGACAGAGAATCTCAACATAACAGCGAACTTGGATAACATGAGCCACAAGGATATAGAAGGACGACTCAAAGAGATATTCGGTGGCGATATCATAGATGCAAAGTATGACGATGTATGACACTTTCTGAGTTAAGGCAGTTCATTAATATCCTATAAAAAACCAAGAGAGGGCGTTTTTTTTCTGTGAAACCCCAAAAATCAGCCCAAAATAAAAAAACAACGCTAAATCAGTAACTTACGACACATTTTTGTATGACACAAGTATGACATTGCTGCTGACCTGTATCTACTATGTGTCCACAGTGCTAACATT